TGGTCGTCTCTCCCCGACCTAGTTTCCACTGGAAACCACGTACTTAATCCCGAGGGGGTGCCCCATGTCAGCACTTCGCGCAGTCGATGACGACTTCATGGGTGACGCTCCCAATCCTCGCCATACCAGGACGCACTCGGTCTCCAAGGCTGCCCAGTCGGGTGACCGGGTGCTGCTGCTGGAGACACTGCGGGACCGGGTGGCGAAGCAGGTTCAGGATCCGAACTGCCCACCGCGCGATCTCGCCAGCCTTTCCAAGCGGCTGATGGAGATCTGCGACGAGCTGGACAAGGCGAAGGCCGCAGCTGCCAAGGATTCCGCGCTCGGCGCCCCAGTGGCAGCTGACGAGGAGTGGAGCGGTGTCTGAGCGACTGTCGGACATCGCTAAGCACCTGGTGCTTCCCGAGGGGATCACCTCGACCGGCTGGCCGGCTGTCCGACAGCGCTGCGCGTCCCTCGGGATCGGCTTCGACGGTTGGCAGGACGACCTCGGCGCGTCGATGCTCGCGAAGCGCAAGGGTGGGCTGTATGCGGCCGGGATTGACGGCGTGCAGGTCTCCATTCCCCGCCAGGTCGGAAAGACCTACACGGTCGGCTGGATGATCTTTGCTCTGTGCATGAATCAGAGGGGCCTGACGGCCGTTTGGACGGCGCACCGGACCCGCACCGCCGACGAGACTTTCAAGTCGATGAAGGCCATGGCGGCGCGCCCTCCTGTGGTGCCGTTCGTTCGAGCCGTGAGGTCAGCGAACGGGCAGCAGGAGGTCGAGTTCACCAACGATTCGCGAATCCTGTTCGGCGCCCGAGAGTCAGGGTTCGGGCGCGGATTCGCCGGCGTCGATGTCCTGGTCTTCGATGAGGCTCAGATCCTCGGCGCGCGTGCGCTTGATGACATGGTGCCTGCCACCAATACCTCGCCCAATCCGTTGATTGTGCGCATAGGAACGCCTCCGAAACCGACTGATCCGTCAGAGGCTTTCGCGGAGTTCCGGTATGACGCGCTGGAGGGGCGCCTGACTGATGGCCTGTACGTGGAGCTCGGCGCCGATGATGAGGCGTCGAGTGACGACCGGGCGCAGTGGCGCAGGGCCAATCCGAGTTTTCCGCACCGGACACCAGAGGGCGCGATCCTCCGCATGAAGCGTCAGCTCGGCGATGAGTCCTTCCGTCGTGAGGGTCTGGGCATCTGGGACACCGAGACGTTCGGTCGTGCCATCTCCGCCGACCTGTGGTCTTCGACTGCGGTCACCGAGCCCCCTGCCGGAGGCATCCGCTCCTTCGGCGTGGCCTTCTCGCTGGACGGCTCACGGCAGGCTGTGGCGGGCGCTATCAAAGCGCCCGACGGGACTGTGCATGTGGAGCTGATCGACGCTCAGAGCGGCAACACGGACGCTGGCGCGGCCGCTTTGGCGGACTGGCTGGCGGAGCGGTGGCGCGACACGGCGATGATCGGCATTTCCGGTCGCGCGGGCGGCGCAGCTCTCCAGGATGAACTCAAGCGCCGCCGGGTTCCTCCGCTGATCCCGCACACGCTGAACACCGCTGAGTACTTCGCGGCCTGCGCACTCTTCATGGACGGCCTCAAGTCGTCGCAGGCTACCCATCCGGAAGGCCACGACACGGACATCCTGGAGGCTTCTGTGGCTGTCTGTGATCAGCGGATGCGCGGGTCGGCGTGGGGCTGGGAGGCAACCACGGAGGACGGCGACGAGACCCCGCTGGAGGCCGTGAGTGTGGCTCTGTGGGCGGCAAGAACATCAAGACGCAAGCCTAGGAAACGGGAAGCGGTGGGAGCATGACGGTCCAGCCTGTTGTCGCTGGTCTCACCGATGACCAGCAGCAAGCATTCGCGAAGATGTGGAACAAGTGGCAGTCCAAGCGCGCTAAGAATCAGCTTCTGGATGAGTACTACGACTACCGGGCAATGTTCAAGAACATCGGCATCTCGATTCCTGCCGAGATGAGAATGGCTCAGGCTGCCCTCGGATGGCCAGCCAAGGCTGTCCAGTCGCTCGCTCGCAAGCATGTGTTCGAGGGGTACACGCTGGATGGCCAGCTGGATCCTTTCGGCCTTGACGAGATACTCACGGCGAACAACTTCACCACCGAGCTTCCGCAGGCAATCACCGCAGCCTATCGTCACTCGTGCTCTTTCATCACTGTCACTGCCGGAGACGTGGCGGCAGGTGAGCCACCTGTGGTGATTCAGGCACGCGATGCGGCGTGGGCGACCGGCATCTGGGATAGGCGCCGTCGCTGCCTGTCGTCTGCCATGGCTGTCACTGATACCGACGACCTGTCGCAGCCCACCGGAATCACGCTGTACTTCGCGGATGACGTGGTGCGTCTAACAAGCGACAGGGGTTCCTGGTCTGCTGAGCATCTCGGGAATCCGACTGGCCGTGTCCTGGTGGAGATGCTTACCTACGATCCGCAGCTATCACGACCGTTCGGGCATTCTAGGATCACCCGTGAGGTCCGGTATCTCACCGATGCTGCGATTCGCACACTGACCCGTACCGAGGTGTCTGCCGAGTTCTTTTCTGCACCTCAGCGTTACGTCCTCGGCGCCGGTGAGGACGCCTTCGACGGGGCGAAGTGGTCGGCATTCCTCGGGCGTGTGTGGGGACTCTCCGAGAATCAGGAGACGCTCCAGAATCCTGTTGTGGGGCAGTTCCCGCAGATGAGCATGGAGCCTCACCTGTCGATGTACCGCCAGCTCGCTCAGGACTTCTGCTCGGCGACCAATCTCCCGCAGTCTTCGGTAGGACTCTTCGCCGATAACCCTGCATCGGCTGAGGCGATGCAGGCCGCCGAGTACAACCTCTCTGACGAGGCCGAATACCAGTGGCGGATCTTCTCCGGTCCTCTTCGTCGTGTCCTTGAAGATGCGACGATGGTCAAGGATGGGTCATCCGAGCCGCCGGCCGATTCATGGAAGGTTTCTGTGAACTGGACTCCGGCACGGTACGTGTCCCCGCAGGCTGCGAGCGATTCAATCGTCAAGGTTGTCCAGGCGCTCCCGAAGATCGCCGATACCACGGTGGCTTATCGCCGTGCCGGATTCACGCAGGCTGAGATCGACCAGATGCAGGCGGAATGGCGTCGATCTGAGGGCGGGTCGCTGCTCGACAAGGCGCTAGCGACAGCACGCGCGGGGGTGAGTAATGGCAACCTCGCAGCAGGTGGAGGAATTCCGGCAGGCTCAGAGTCAGATACGAACTCTGGCGGAACGGGACCTGAGGGACTATCTGGAGTCGCTCAGTCTTGATGTGACGCGCGCCGATGTGGTGCGTGACGCTACCGCGCACCTGTGCCAGTCGGTCGTCAATCGCTACGGGCTCATCAACTCGCAGATGGCCGCCGACCTCTTCGAGCAGATGCGCAAGGACAAGAACGTTCGGGGCGAATACCGCCCGACTGTGGCCGACCTGACATCAGATGAGGCCATTGACGCGACAACCCGCTATCAGGCTCGGCAACTCTTCATCAAGGAGGCCGGGCTTACGGCCTTCACCGATGGCATGGTGGCAGCCCTTGGTCGATGGATTCTCAATGCTGGCCGCGACACCATCATCAAAAACGCGATAGCAGACACGAGCTGCGTGGGATATGCGCGCGTTGCGCACGGCGAGACGTGCGACTTCTGCACCATGCTTGCCGGCCGTGGCGCCGTCTATGTGAAGGAGACTGGCGGATTCGCGAGCCACGATCATTGCGACTGCACAGCAGAGCCGTCATGGGACACCACACGGCCACTGGCGAGCCGTCATCAGCTCCAGGCGGCAGGCCGCATGGACCGGCTGAGAGAGCGCGCCAATTCGGACGATCCGAAGGTGCGCGCGCAGGCTCAGGCGGTGCTGGAAAGGCGCCGAACTGCCACACGCGAATATCTCGCGCACAACTGAGTTTCCACGCTTCCGCGTGGCGGTCTCCCCTGCCGTACAGGGCTACGCGAGCGCAGCGGTCAATGCGCGATCAGGAGGAAGAATGTCCGACTCCGAGGACACCGCAGACAACGCGGAAGCAATCACCGAGGATGCCAAGGACGCATTCAAGCCGATCACCTCCCAGGAGGAACTGAATCGGATCGTGCAGTCACGTGTCGCTCGGGTGAAGTCGCAGTTCGAGGACTACGACTCACTCAAGGAAAAGGCCGGAAGATTCGACGCCGTGTCGTCGGAACTCGCCGAGCTGAAAACCGCTGACCAGATCAGGGACTGGAAGTCGCAGGTGTCCAAGGACTCCGGCATTCCGGCTGATGCTCTTCGCGGTTCAACCCTTGAGGAACTGCAATCCCATGGGGAACAGCTCAAGAGCCTGTTCAACGCCCAGCCCGCCAAGCGCGGGCCTGTCGTCCCCGATTCTGGAAAGCAGCCAGAAACCAAACTCTCAGATGACGTCCAGTTCACCCGTGAGCTGTTCGGTCGCCTTTAAGGAGAAGTGAAATGGCCGTCTTCGGCACTTCAAACG